TCGCCCGGCATGCGCAAGTGGGTCGGTGGCCGTCAGGTCAACGGCCTTTCAAGCAACGGCTTCACCATCCTGAACGAACCCTATGAATCGACCATCGAGTTCAAGATTCGCGACATGCGCCGCGACAAGACCGGCCAAATCCGCGCGCGTATTGAAGAATTTGTCGACAACTCCCTGACCCACTGGGCTAGCCTGTTGTCCTCGCTGATCATCAGCGCGGAGTCCACTGTCTGCTACGACGGACAGTACTACTTCGACACCGATCACAGCGAAGGCAGCAGCGGCTCGCAAGACAACGACATTGGCGTCGATATCTCCGGCCTGCCTGCGGCCGTTCACGGTGTCCCAACGGCACCGTCGGTTGAGGAGTTCCAGCAATCCATTCTCAAGGGCATTGCGCAAATCCTGTCGTTCAAGAATGACAAGGGCCAGCCCATGAACGAGAACGCACAGGAGTTTCTGGTCATTGTCCCCACCATCCTGTACTTCATCGCTGTGGCTGCAGTCAGCTCCATCCTGACTGCCGCCATGGCACAGAACCTCAATCCCAACATGATTGCGGGTCTGAAGGTGAGCGTGCAGATGAACCCGCGCCTCACTTGGACCGACAAGTTCGCCATCTTCCGCACTGACAGCCCCATCAAAGGGCTGATCCGCCAGAGCGAGCAAGAAAACGAAGTGATGGTCAAGGACGAAACCTCCGAGTATGCGATGGACAACAAGGCTATCCAGATCGGCATCGACAACTCGCGCGGCGTTGGCTTTGGCTACTGGCAGCGGGCGTGCCTGGTGACCATGTACTAAGAGGCGTTCTGCCATGAAGTACACCACCATAGCAGTGCTGACCCTGGCGTCCGGCTCCCTCGTGGGCTTGAGCGAAGCCCAGGCCTCCGCCCGCAGGACCGTGCTGGCACCTGTTGCGGGCCGCAAGGGTTGGTACACCGCGCTGGAGAGCATCCAGTTCAAGCGCGGAGAGCAGATCCAGTGCGACGCCGATCTGCCCAAAGCCCTGGCCGATCTGGTGGAAACACCCGAATCTGCCCAGGAGCGCAAGGCCAACAAGGCGCGCGCTCGCGAACAGGCGGAGCAGGCCGCCGCGCAAGCAGCTACAGCGGCTGAAGCATTTGCCCAGGCAAAGGCCAAAGCCAAAGCCGACGCAGAAGCTGCTGCCAATGCTGCTGCCGAAGCAGAAGCTAAAGCGAAGGCCGATGCCGAAGCAGCCGCCCTGGCTGCTGATGAAGCAGAGGCCAAAGCCAAAGCTGACGCCGAAGCCGCTGCCGCTGCCAACAAGCAGAAGACCGGAGCCTGACCGCCATGGCCATGACCGAGGATCTGACCGTGTTCTTCGACACAGAAAATGGGTTTGCAGACACTGCAACCCTTTCCGGTGTCGCGGTCACGGGCATCTTCTCGTCTGGCCTTGATGACCCCACCCTGGCCGGATTCGGCCCGGTCGGCAGCAGCCCCCAGTTCATGCTCCCGGCCTCCCAAGTGCCAGCCGCCCCCGAAGGCAAGCCACTCGTCATCACCAGCGGCATCGGTGCCGGCAGCTACCGCATCGGCTTGGCAGAACCCGACGGAACCGGCATCACCCTGCTGCGCTTAACCCCCAACTGAACCACCACTGAGGAAACCCATCATGACCTACCAAACATCGGCTGGCACCACCATCAAGATCAGTTCCGCTGCCCCCGCCACATTCAATGAAGCCGGCTACGCCGCTCTGTCTTTCACCGCCATTGGTGAGGTGCTCGACATCGGCGAATACGGCCGCGTCTACGAACTCATCACCAGCAAACCGCTGGCCAGCCGTGGCACCACCAAGAAGAAGGGCGGCTACGACGAAGGCGGCATGACCCTGCAGCTCAACCGCGACAAGAGCGACGCAGGCCAACTGCTGGCTGTGGCCGCTGTCGACAGCGACGCCTACTACAGCTTCTGCATCACCTTCCAGAACGGTGACAAGCACTACTTCCAGGCCCTGGTCATGAGCTACAAAACCTCGATTGGTGGCACCGACAAGAACACCGGCGCCAGCATCAGCCTGGAGATCACCACCAGCAGCACCGGCGTTGGCATCGTCGAAGACCTGGCCTGACCCTGTAGCAACCCCCGCGCCCAGAAAGCCCCCACACCATGACAACCGCACTCACCGCCGCCATCAGCATCGCTCTGTCCGGCGCCTTCACCAACAGCATGGACGTTGGCTCCGCCAACTTTCCCATCCAGTTCAACCCCAACTTCGTCTTCACTGACGGCACCGGCGCCAACCAGGCCAAGACCATCTTCACCGACACCCGAACGCTGGCCGCATCCGCATCGGAAGACCTGGACCTCGCTGGCGTCCTCACCGATGCATTTGGCAACGTCATCACCTTCGACAAGATCAAGGCCATCATCGTCACCGCAGCGGCAGGCAACACCAACAACGTCCTGTTCGGTGGTGCCGCATCGGCCCAGGCCTCCCCCTGGTTTGGTGACGTGACCGACACCCTCGTCATCCGCCCCGGTGGCGCCATCTGCCTGATCGCACCCGACGCCACGGGCTACGACATCACCGCCACCAGTGCCGACCTGCTCAAGATCGCCAACAGCAGCTCCGGCACTGGCGTCACCTACACCATTGTCCTGATCGGCGTCTAACCACGCCCCAGACCACCGCGCACCGACTGCGCCCACTTCGCTCCCTCGCAGGGGCGGGTGGGCGTGGCACGGGCAACAAGCCCAACCACCACCCCCTGCGAAAGACCACCACCATGACCACGGCTCAGACTGCAAGCGCCACGACCGACTTTGAAGACTACTTCTTGCAAGACACCGCAGAAATCTTCCTCAAGCTGCCCAACAAGCAGCCCATGCTTTACCAGGGCTATCCCGTCAGCATCACCCTCTACGGCCCCACCACCGACCAATACAGCGCTGCCAAGGCCGAGCTGAACAAGGAAGCCTCGCGCCGCGTCATGGCCTCCATGGGCTCCGCAACCCCTGGGCAAGAGCCGGAATCCGACCCCAAGGCCGATGCCGAGCTTGACGCCCGCTACCTCGCTGCGCTCACCGTCTCTGTCAACAACTTTCCATTCCCAGGCGGTGCGTTGGCCATCTACCGCGAGCCCAAGCTCCTCTACGTCCCCACCCAGGTGCGTGCCTTCCTCAATTCGTTGGGAAACTTCTTCAAGGCTGGGAGCGCAGCCTGACCCTCTACGTGCGCCAGCTCGCCTGGCTGCACACCGCGCCCAAACCCAGGCCCAGCTCCAGGCAGACGGCATCCCGCCCGATCTGCCCGCTGCCGGCCCCGCCCACTACCTGGTGGGCCACCTGTTTGAAGCTGGCCCCGTCAGCGTCGGCGGCATGGGACCGAGCCCTATCTCCTGGACCGATATCGCCCAGTGGCAATCCGCCACAGCCGTTCACCTCAACGCGTGGGAAAAACGCACCCTGCGCAACCTCTCATGCACCTGGGTCGGCGCCCAGCAGGAAGCGGCCGACACCGACTGCCCCGCACCCTATACCGCAGCGCCAACGCCCCAGCGCCGTGCTGCCGTTGAGCGCAAGCTGCGCGCCGCCATGAGCGCCCGCGCCACCCGTACCAAGCCCAAACACTGAACGGTCTCCACCCATGTCCACCATTCAGGAAGTCTCCATCAAGATCGCGGCAGACGTGTCCGACCTGCTCGCCAAAATGCGCCAGGCCGAGGCCACCGTCACCACCTCCATGTCCGCCATGGAGCGCAGCATCTCCATCGTCAAGGTGGCCGCTGCCGGTCTCGCTGGGGGCCTGTCCATCAGCATGTTCACCAGCATGATCCGCGGAGCCGTGGACGCGGCCGACAACCTCAACGACCTCAGCAAGACCACAGGCCTGGCCGTTGACACACTGGCCGGCCTCAAACTCGCCGCCAAACAATCCGGCGGCGAACTCGAAGGCATTGCCGGCAGCGTCAACAAACTGTCCGTCGCCATCGGCAAGGATGCCGAACGCTTCAAGGCCCTTGGCATCACCGCCAAAGACCCTCTAGAAGCCTTCAAGCAATTTGCCGATGTCTTTGCGTCCATCGAAGATCCCCAGCTCCGCGCCGCCCTGGGCGCTGAGGCGCTGGGCAAGTCCTGGCAAGGCGCCGCACCGCTGCTGTCAGAGGGCGGCCAGAAGATTGGCGAGATGGTGGAACGGGGCAAGGCCCTGGCCAACGTCAACCAGGACATGGCTGACAAGGCCGACCAGTTCAACGACCAGATGGCCGAGATGGAAGCCGCAGCGGACGGCGTCAAGATGAAGATGGCCGCTGCTTTGCTGCCCGCCATGACCGATATTTCCAAGGCCATCCTTGAGGCCTACAACGAATCCGGCAAACTCGCTGCCGTCTGGGTTGCCTTGGGAGGTATGGGCACATTTCTGTTTACCGACGAATGGGCCAGCACCACCGTCAAGATCAAAAAACTCAGGTCCGAGCTGGATGAACTTTTAGAAGAGAAGCACTTCGCCGACAACGCCCCAGCCGTTGGCTTCGTAAGCCGCTGGCTCTTTGGCTCCTCCGACCTGGAGGGCGATATCGCCAAAAAGCGCGCCGCCATCAAGGCCCTGCAAGACCAGATGGAGCAACCCGCCCGCGATGCCGCCGCCAAGGAAGCGGACCGCAAAGCCAAGGCTACGGAACACGAAGACGCCAAGCGCCGCGCCCAAGAGTTCCTCGAACTCGACAAAGCTCAAAAGAAGTCCGCCGAAGATGCCGCCCGCGCCGCCGCCACGGAGGCCGAAAAACAGCGCGCCCTGGTCGCCAACCTCTCCGGCGTCAACGCCGACTACCTGGAGCAACTCACCCGCCTGGGCGTTGTGCGCGACAAGGGCCTGCTCACCGAAGAGCAATACACCGAACTCGTTGTCCAGCTCATTGCCAAGCAACCCGTCGCCACTCGCCAAATGGCCGAAATGGCCAAAGCCGTTGCCGAGGAAGACAAGGCCACCCTGGCTGCAGCCCAAAGTCACACCAAATTCGTCCAAAGCCTGCAAGACGGCCTGGTCGGCATGCAGGCCGATGTTGATGCCCAGCAGGAATACAACGATCGCCTGGGCCTCTCAAAAGACGCCATCGCCGTGCTCGATGCCGCCAAGCTCGAATCCCAGGCCACCACGCTGGACCTGCTCGCCGTCAAGAAGCTCGACAAGGACGTCGACCTGGAGCAATACGCCCTCTACAAGGCCCAGGCAGAAGAACTGCGCAAGCTGGCGGCCCTCAAGAAACAGGGCGCCGCCAAAGAAACCGCCATCGAATCGGCCAAGGAAGCCACCGCCGAATGGCAACGCGGCTGGACCGAGACCGACCGCATAGCCCGCGACGTCTTCACCGCTTGGGCCACTGAAGGCGGAAACGCTGCCCAAAAAATCGGTGACACCCTCAAGAAAGCCCTGCTCAGCGCCATCTACGAAGCCACCCTCAAACCCATCGTCTTCCAGGTCTACGGGTCCATCATGGGCGGTGGCGGTGGATCGGCGGCCAGCACGGCGGCCAGCGGGGCATCCAACCTGCTGGGCCTGGGCGGCATTGGTGGCTCGCTGGGTCTATTCGGCAGCGGGTTCCGTGCGGGACTGGGCGCCGTATTTGGCGAATCTGGCACGTTAGGGGCGTTCTCCGCCGGATCAACCGCCATGGGAGCCGGCAACATCACGGGCGGTCTCGGCACGTTCGCCGGTGCCGCTGCCCCGTGGGTGGCAGGCGCCATGTTGCTCAAGAACCTGACCGACTACAAGATCACCCCCAACGGCGGCGCCATCGTCGCCAACGTCGGCTCCGGTGGCGCGTCTGCGGTGGCCAACCGCTCCGACTTCATCCAGGAGAGCAGCGGCTTTCTGTCTGGCGGCACCACCCACAACAGCAGCTGGGCCGATGCCGATGCCGGCACCACCCAATACATCGATGAATCCATCAAGGCCGTCACTGCCAGCAACAAGGCCTACGCCCAGGCGCTGGGCCTGGACAGCAAGGCCCTGGACGACTACACCGCTCAGTTGACGATCAACACCAGCGGCATGGACGCCGCTGCCGCACGCGCTGCCATCAACGCCGAAATCACCAGATTCGCCGGCGACCAGGCCGCCGCCGCCTTCGGTGACACCGTAGCCGCCTTTGCCAAAGACGGAGAGAACACATCGCAAACCATCGCCCGCCTCGGCGCCAACCTGACCTCCGTCAACAGCTGGATCGATGCATTCGGCACCACCCTCTACGACGTCTCCGTCAAAGGCGCCGAATCGGCCTCCCGGCTGGTCGAGGCCTTTGGCGGCCTTGACCAGTTCAACACCCAGATGGACGCGTTCTACCGAAACTATTTTTCCCCGCAAGAACAGCGCGACAACACCGTCAGGAATGTGCAGCGCGACCTGGCCAGCCACGGCATTGACATCTCGCTCGACCAACTCAACACCGCCACCAAAGACGGCATCAAGGCTTGGGTCGATGTAGCCAAAAAACTTTATGACGCGGGCGTCTTCACAGCCGAGCAATTCGCCAGCATCGTTGGCAACGCCAACATCATGGCCCCCATTGCTGGCGAGAACACCACCACCCAGCAGAAGGCAGACGCCAATGCCGAACCCTGGTGGCTTGACTTCGCGCCCGTCACCACTGGCACCACGGGCGGCCTGGGCGTAGGCATGGGCATGGGCGGCGGTTCGGGAGATAACGGCTGGCAGGACAGCATCAAGAGCTTCCTCAGCGAGCTGGAAACCACTGCCGCCGGCATGCTCGACATCTTCACGCAGCGCGACAACGCCTGGGCGGCCTACCAGACCCAGCTCACGCTCGCGCAGGCGGGCGATCAGCAGGCCCTTGGCGCCATCACCGGGCACGCCAAAACCTACCTGGACGCCATCCACGCCACCAGCCGCACCGCGCTGGAAGAAGCCATGGCCATCGCCA